CTTTCTCTCCACTGCTACCAATTGGGCTAGTAGCGGTGGTGTCTAAATCATTGGGGCGTGACTCCTTCAGGATTGCAGAGGTGTCTTCTGGGTTAAGTGCACTAGCGGACTTGCCTAAATTACTAGTGGTGTTGTCGAATGCACTAGCGGACTTGCCTAAATTACTAGTGGTGTTGTCGAATGCACTAGCGGACTTGCCTAAATTACTAGTGGTGTTGTCGAATGCACTAGCGGACTTGCCTAAATTACTAGTGGTGTTGTCGAATGCGCTAGTGGTGTTGTCGAATGCGCTAGTGGTGTTGTCGAATGCGCTAGTGGCGCTAAAGGGCTCACCGCCAGCGCCAAATTCGCCGCTGCCTACCTCGTAGTTGTCATCATTCTTCGCCTCCTGTTGATCGAGTCCACTCGTGGAGGCAACCTTTGCTGTCGCATCTGCCTTCTTTTTGTCGTCTTTGGCTTTATTTAGCGCCGCTTTTTTTTCTGCGTTAGTTGCCATACTTCCGTTAGGTTTGCGGTTGTCTCAAGTGCGGGACGCCGCGTGGCTTAAATTACCAGAATTCAATGCAACTGTCAACGAACAGTAATCCCAACAGCCTTTTGCGTAGCGGTTAATGCTGTATAAATCTGTATCCTTATAAATAAAGTATCCTCTAAAAGGAGGTAATGCTGCCTAAGTCTCACGCAGCATTACCCCCCTCACGCATAGACTTTTTTAATAAACAAACCATATGAATACAGCATTAACCCCTGTTCAACTGAGTAAGGCGGTGTCGGGATTGCTGAGTGCGTTACTAAGACTTTTAATCGTAACCTGATCCCTGAACCCTTTACCATCAACGTCTTTAGGCGGGTCGATGGCAACCATGCCCAACCGCTGACGGGCGCAATCGAGAGCCAAAAACGCGGCGTCTGCTAAATCGGGACTACGACCGAAGCGCGATTTAAACTCCGGCTTCGACTCAATTTTCACTTTTAGCGATCCCGTTTTTACCATGTCGTAGTTTCTGGCACACATCTCTTTGGCCAAATCGGATGAGATTCCGTAGAGTTGCCTCGTTCGCATCAGCTCTTTTCCAACGAACCAGAGTTCTGAAACTCGGTTAACGTAGAGTTCGGTTCCCGTTAGCTGACTGTTCATGCTGACCCGCTTGTCAGAAGCCTTGCCCCCAAAGGTGACTCTCATGAACGAACTCTCCCATTCGCCAGCTAGAACATCACAGAAGGGTGCCCCCGCTCCGGTCGAGTCGAGAGCCACATTAGTGGGCGAGATATTGCGCCTCTTGCAGTGGTCAATGATTTGGTGGACGATCTGGTATGTTCGGGGAATTGCCTTGTTCGTCGCATCATCGTTGAGGTGGATCGCCTCGCCCAGCTTGCAGACGTATTGTCCATTACGGGCGTATCCAACTTCGGCGGTATACATAATTGTCCTGTCCCCACCGTTGGTGAATGCGGGGTCAATACCTGCAACGATGGTAGGGGTATCAGCCCAATCAACGTCCCCCAAAGAACCACTCTTAACCATCTCCGCTTCGGAGTAGATTCCGGTGGTCTCGTCACTGTCAAAGAAGATGGCGCGGACCATCCGCATGTAGCCGCGAGATTCAGGACCTAAAAGGATTCTGTCCTCCTCCAGCTTTTCAGCGGTGGGTAGCCAAGGATACTTAACCTCACCTAGCAGTATATTAGGACTGCGTTCGCCATCGAGTCGAATATACTTACCTCCCCACTTCGTCCTCCACTCATCCGCAGTCTGCGTGTCAATTGACTCCCAACCGTTTTTAGGCTCAGACCACACACCGAAAGCATCGAAGCGAGAGTTCGGGTTGCTCATCCCGATCATCTGGAACGATGGGTTCTTCGACAAGTTAGTCAGACCTGCGTTAAGGATAGCCTCCGACAATTCTGACAGCTCGTCCCCGATGAGGATGACCCTCTTCTGTTTAATACCGATGAACTTTCCGATGGCCTCTCTCGTCTTGGACTTCTCCGCTGCGATCAACGATAGCCCTGCACGCTCAATGAGGATGCCCCGCTCGTCAACGTAGGCCGCGTTTCCAATTGAATCCCGAATCTTGATTGGTGCACCCTCAATCACAGAGAGCAAGGACATGACTGAACCCCAAATCCTTTTTCGTGCTTCCCGTAGCGTGGTAGAGGTCATCAGGACCAGCGTGTCTCGTGGCTGGCTCAACCATTGAACGATCCCCCATGCAGCCATCGTGTGCGACTTGCCAGATGAAGCGGAGCCACCGATGGCAAGATACTTATCATTCAGCGCAGCACGAATCATTTGCTCTGCCCAAGTATGACGGACCATCATAGGTTCCGGCAATCCATCGTGATTCCAGAGTTCGTCGCACACACGCCAGAAATAATATTCCCTTGCCAGAACTTTAGGGTGGTGCGCGAATCCGTAGAGCAGCGCGGTAAGTAAACTGGTTGGTGGTATTGAGAGTCCCCCAATATCCATCTTCTTAGTAACTGGATGAATGCGAGGCTCAAGAATTTTCTTGCCCCCTACTGCTTCTTTAGGCATATTAAGTATAAATAATGTCAATGGAACCCAAAGACAAGGCTTTGTTTGCTGAACAACTTAAGGTGAACCCTAACTTACAGGAAGCTTATGACCTCATTAAGAAAGGGTGGTCTAACACCGCCGTAGCGGAACACTACGGTGTTCATTATAATACGGTTAGAACATGGTTTAAACGAGCTTCATGTCCCCCACGTCCTAGAGGGCTGGTGAAGAACACGCCGAAAGACGAGCTGAAACGCATCCACAAAAAAGAAAGTGAAGGCGCACTAGACGAAACAGTTTACGACATACTAGAGCCTATGTCAGACGCAGCTATTCGGGATCTCAAGAAGCAAGCTTCTGAAGACGAAGACATATCACTCGCTGAAATTGCAGAGTCGCAGTCCACCGTAGCTGACAAATACCAGCACTACATTGCCGCAGCAGGAATCAAACTGCTTCGCGATTCCTTAAAAACGATTAAGGGTCCGCGAACCGTGAAGGAGCTATCTGATCTCGATCAGCTAATCCGACGCAACATGGGCCTAAACGAAAAAGGGGCTGGAGGCAGTGGTGGCAAAATGCAGATTGACATCTCTATTCTAAATAACAGTATGGCAGACAAAGGTAAGGGCTCCTTAAAAGCAATGAAAAATAACACTATCGACGCTGATGTTGTGCCTCATAAAACACCAAAAACAAAGAAGAAGTAACATGTTCCCTAACAGAATCCCCGAAGTAGGCCCCCGCTTCATCACTCGAATTGATGAGGGCGCAGACTTCCGCTTTTCAGTCAGCAAAGCTGGCGGCCTTTGGTATCGGGTCAACCCGTCCAACGCTCGCGAAGTCCTATACCTCCAGTCGCTGCCGAGCGGCATCCGCGTCTTAGTTCCGGCGGAAGGTGACGGTCTCCTCGTCAGAGCCGACTCCATACTAGCTTAACCATGAAACCCGAAACCTTATTCAAGCTCCACGAAGACACATGCGCTAAAACGCTTGGTATCATGCGAGCCAAGAACTCCGACTACTGTGGGGGCGCTGAAACAATCGACGCTCTCGCCAACTTTAAGTCAGCGCGGTCACTAGGACTCCATCCGGTAACCGGACTCCTGTTGAGGATGCAGGATAAACTGATGCGCATTAAGTCGTTCGTGAACGACGGTGAGCTGAAGGTGGCAGGTGAGTCAGTTGACGATGCCTGCGAGGATCTCGTGAACTACTCTATTCTTGCTAAAGCTCTGCTCACCGAAGAGCGCGAGCGCGATAATGTTCCCGACAGGGAATACTACCGCGAATAATACCTGTAAGTTATATTTTATTCCCGAACGGGAACCCCGACAAAAATGATCGTAGGAATTGACAATGGACTCGACGGCGGACTCTGCGCGGTCTCTAAATTCGACGGTAGAATCATCGACAAGATTCGCATGCCGACTCTCCAGATGTCGAAGAAAAAGGAGATCGACATCCGCACCATAAAGCAGTGGCTTCTGGACCTCAACACGCCATTTGAGCTGGCCATTGAAGAACCTTTAG